CACGTACAGTCTGTTGTACGCCTGTGGAGACATTAATATTTTGAGTTACGTTAATAACTTCACCACCTACACCCTGACCTTTAGTGTGGTCTACGACAGTCTCTCTAGGGTGTAGCATAGCCATAAAGCCACCCTTACCGTCTAAGCCACCTGATCTTGGGCCTGATCCTGTATAGCCACCACCGTCATAATTACCTGAAGGTAAGTTTGGCCCTTGTACTGGTCCAGCTAAGGCACCCATTATACCGCCTTTAATAGATTGAACCATTTGCTCTACTACAAATATTCTGTAAAGCTCTTTGATAATATCCCTAGCCATAGCTCTGAAGGCATCTGTTACTGAAGTAGTACCATCCACTACAGACATAAAGAAGTCATCGAAGGGGGCAGCTAATCTGTTAGCTTGATCTTCTAACTTCTTAAATGCATCATTTTGTTTATTAACGGAATCAGTAGCTTTCTTAGTATCTTCATCTAGTTTATTCATAAACCAGTCAGTTGTATCTAAAGCTGTTGTACTTGTATTGGTAAGTCCAATAAGTTCATTTACCATGCCCATTAGAGATTCCCAAGATCCGTCAGCAGCAGACTTAAGGTTGTTCACTTCTCTTTCAGCTTCGCCAAGTTGTTTCTGGGCTTCAACCATAGCGGCTTCTATATTACCTCCTATAGGAGGAACCTCAAAACTTGTATTAAAAGTCCTGTTTATAGCGGCTACAGCTTTTTGAAGCCCCTCTTCAATAGTAGTTAATACACTATTTAAAATACCAAGTAAGAAGGCTTTTGCGGCGGGGCCTACAGTTTGTATTTGAGCAAGGTAAACATCTATCTTAGCTACAGCAAAGTCCCATAGCCCATCAAAAATACGCCCTAACTTTTCCATAGCAGCCCCGAAACTACCTGTTGCAGTAATCAAGGCGTTGAACCTATATAATACTTCTCCTAATCCTACTACCAGTATACCTATACCAGAAGCAATTAAGCCTGTCCTAACTAAAGCAAAGAAACTTCTAGCTGCCCTACCAGATAAGATAAACCCTGCAACTACCTTTGTAACCATTACAGCGCCAAAGGCTATGGCATAAGAAATAAGTCTGGCAAAGTTATCAGCTATAAAGGTGCCTACGTTTCTTGCTACATCCCCTAGAGAAGAGAAGGCAGAAGTTATAGCATCTATAAGAGGTTTTATCGGCTCAAGTGCCGCACCCATATCCTTTTTAATCTCTTTGAAGTTTATAGTTAGGTTCTTTGACTCTAAGTATGCACGACCAAGAGCAGTGGATATAGCAAGTCCGATACCTAAGATAGCGCCAGCCAATCCTGGGAGTAACCCTGCAAGCTGTGTACCCTGCTGACCAAATGCAACTAAAGCATCAGTACCAGACTGGACCTGCACAAAGAAGTCACCTACCTGATAACCAACCTGCTGAGTGTACATACCAAACTTATTAGTGCTTTTACCAGCCATTCTTTGTTGGTTAGCTAAGTTTCTAGCTGCAATGGCCGCTTGAGATTGGGCACCTGACATTCTTTTAGTAGAAGACGCTGCCTTATCAAATGTGGCACTTTGAGTATTAGCAGCAGCGGTTGTTTGGCCTATAGAGGCGTATAACCTGTCTTCAGCGGCATCTAGCTGTTGTATAGCAGCGGAATACTGATTTCCATTAATCCTACCTTTATTGAATGCTGCATCAAGAAATTCCATAGTGCTATTAAACACTTTAGCTTGTGCAGCAGCCCCTACGAGTGAATTAGTAAGACCATTAAACTCTTGTTTTACCTGATCCGCATTAGTTGCTATAATGATAGATACGTCAGCCACTATTCATAACCCTTACATATTGCACATCTAACAACTTTACAGCCTCGATTTCCCAAGGACATAATGGAGTATGTGTGAGTTCTTTCCAAGCTTTTATCTCGCTATAAGTAATCGGGTTAGGGCCTGAGAAGCCCATAGTTCTGCTACTGTTTAAATCAATAAAGGCAGACCAGACATGAGAAAGAAGAGTAGGAAATTCTGTCGGGGGTTCCAGTTCTTTCGGCCTATGTCCAATCTGCCTTTCTACTTGTTCTAAGTGTTCACGTTGTGTAGTACCATTTTCATCTGGTAGGCTAAGGTTAAAGTTAAACTCAGCCCAATCACAGAGATCTGAAACTATTTCTTCGTAAAGTCCAAAAAATCAGAGAGTGCCTCCTCAATTTGATTCTTAATCCAAAACACTTCTTGATAAACTTCTTTAGCTTTAGTTAAAGGGGGGACTTCGCCTTTGTAGGTAATGTTCCACTCTTTTGTAGCTTTAACTAAAACATCTAAAGAAGAGCTTTCTAATTCTTCAGCGGTAACATCAATCTTTTTGCCACCCTTAGATTTCTTAAGTTGTTTATTAGTTTGCTCATGCATAGCTGCCTTATACTTCTTAGAGTGTGGGGCATACATGGTAATAACCATTGGTGTCTTATCATCATTCTTTAAATCTTCCTCAGTATTAGGGTGTTTTAAGATGATGTCAACGGTATCATTAATCGGGGTTAAATCTAGTAAGTCCATGTCGAGTTTCCTTATCGGGGTTAAAAATTGTCGGGTTAGTAATTAAAGGGGAAGCATCAGACCCGACACCAATGCCTCCCCACCCTAGCTAGGGAACTTATGCAGAGCGAGTAATAACTAAGTTACTTGCATCCGCTGTGTTGTAGAGTGCTACAAATGACATAGAGATGACACGGCTAGTTGGACCATCTACACCTACGTCTGCACTGTTAATCTTAGCCCGTGGGAATGCGAACTTAAGGGTATTGCTACCATCGCCCACAGTTACCTCAAGCTCAGTTTCTGTTTCATTTAAGAAGCGGTTGATTAGTGATGCATCCTCAAAGTAAGCTGAGAGAGTACCTTCGATCTCTGCACGACCAACTTCCAACTGTGGCGCACTGTCACTACCAATTACGAAGGTAGGTGCGAAGGAGTTAGTCAGAGTGAAATCCATACCAGTCACAATAGCTGCTGTAGCTGGTGTACCATTAGTATTGCCAATCTCCAGTGTACCTGAGTAAGCATCGAATGGAGCAGCACCTGATGCAGCGTCCTGTGTCTTCTCAGTAGCACTCATGGTCATATCTTTACCAACCATACCGTAGGTAGCTGTTACCATCTGGTTAGGGGCTAGAGAGACACCCATAGTAGAAACTGTCATACCTGTGAACAAACGAGCTTGGTCGATGTCAGCAGCATAATCTTCAATAGAGAAGAACTTAGGTGTAGTACCAACCTTAAGGACATTAGCTGACCAAGTAGACAACATAGATGATTCTAGGAATGCATCGTAGTCAGCATCACGTAAGTCAGCTACAATATCACCAGCAGCTTGACGGTTACCATGACGGTCAACACGGGGCATACGGTCAGCTTGGATGTCAGTACCAGCTACACGATCCTTGGTTAAGTTTAAAGAGTGGGTGCTGAAGGGTAAGTTTGTAAAGTTACCAGCAGGAGTCGTGCCAAATGTGCTTTCCACAATGAACGATAGGCTGGAACGAGAACCTTGTGCGAAGGCCATGTTGTATTCTCCTAATTGTTATAGACGTACCATCCGATATTAATCGGAACATAGTACCAAGGCGCATCTAAGAAACCTTGCTGTCTTTCAGCGTAGTCAATAGATACAGTTATTGTTTCATCCCCAGAGTAGGAGATTTTAGTGGTTGCTTCAAAAGCCTCTAGGATAGTGTTAGCTAAGGCATCAGCAGCGGCGGGGCCATTACCTTCTGGGGTGTAGGCAGTTACAACAAACACACCATCGTATCTCTGTTGTGGGTTTAAACCTCTTACAGCGGGTCTGCGGAGTGTCGGGAGGAAATTAGTCTGTAGGTAACTTGTACCTGTCGTTGGGCTAAATGAGACATTCTCATAAGCTATGCCTGATGGCAAACTAGCAGTATTAGCTAACTTGTTCTCAAGTGCTGCCCGTATGTCATTATAGATACTAGCCACGCTTATACTTTCTCTTTAGTTGGGTAAACACAAAGTAGCCATTAGTTTTGGGCCAACCTTCTCCACGTTCAACATCATTGGCATGAGGACTATTGTTACGAAGCTCTATTCGGGTAGTATCTAACAAGGAAGGTATTCTTTCTAAGTCTTGAGTAAGATTACTTAAGCCTTCATTTCTCGCAGCTTGTTCATTAGCTTTAGGTTTATTCTTAGAGCTTTTACCTCTAGGTCTACCAGCACCCACATTAAATGAGAAAGACGTTACATACGCACCAGTATCTACAGGAACTCTAATTGTACCTAAACCGACTGCATCAACTGCCATGTCTATTAGTTTACGTTCTACTTGTTGTTCAGCGAGTTGTTTAAGACCATCTATCTTTCTTTGTAGGGAAGGCATGACCTTTAACTGAGTTCTCATTACTCTCTCACATCACACAAGAAACAAATCTTGACCCCATTAGAAAATATAGTAACAACAGAAATAACATTAACTGTGTCACCGTTACCAATAATCTAATCTTC